CTAAATGACTGACCCCAGCTTTTTCATATCTAGTTAAAAATAATTGGGTTGCTTCTTGAACACTTTTTGCACCGTTTAAAGCAGTTCTCAAAGGTATGAATTCTGGGTGATTATTAAGTTCATGAATAATAAAATCAACTTGAGTATGTAAATCATTCCAAGGTTTATTTTTAGATTTAGCGAATGATTGTAAGTTAATATTATCAGTATCAAATCTTCCACCACTTTCCCACTGAACCAGACCTCTTCCAGGACCTCCACCTCTCTGAGAAGTAGATGGACTGTATGTATAACCAGTTTCCACACCAATATTAGCCACAATTCCCATAGCAGCTGTTGGTGACAATCCTCTGGTTCTTAATCTATTAAAAATTTGAAGTGCTCTAGAATTTATTAAGGGACTTTGATTTCCACCAACCATTCCACCCGTATTAAATAATCTTCCAATTTTAGGTTGATTTGCATTAGGTCCACCATAATAACGATTAAGAGTTAAGAAAGTATCTGCACCAATAGATTCGACGGTTTTCTTATTGATTACTATCTCTCCAGGTTGAGCAGCAATTAACTGAGTATCTGGTCCAAATCCACTTATCCTTTGTCCAGTATTTTCGGTTATTCCACCATATCCAAACAATTGCGCATAGGGATTACCTCTATTAGATCCAAATAAAGATCTTAAAACAGATCCACCTGAAGAAAATTGCTGTATCTCTTGACCACCATCTCCTCCACCTTCTCCTTCTTTTTGTTGATTAAAATAATTTACTGTTGCTGCAACCCCACCAACTGCTGCAGCACCAATAGCTAACCCAGATAAGAGAGGATGCCTTAAGGCAACTAACTTTAATACTCTGACAGCCCCTGCAATTTTTGGTATCTGTGCAATTAACCTTCCGGTCAATCCACCAACAATTCTTAAGACACCTCTTACAAATCTACCAAAAGGAGTTAAAAATAAAACTGCGGCACCTAATAAAGTTGGCCACCAGTCTTTTAAGAATCGTTGAAGAACTTCAACTTTCTTTGTATTTTTTTGATCACTAAACCAGTTAATCAACTGCGTAAACGCATTTCCAAGTAAAGTGAATAACAAAAATCTCCATATTCGATCTATAATACTTTCAAATGGAGAAATAAACTTTTTAACAGAATTTGAGACATCTCTCATTCCCTTCTGAATATTTTCTAACCCCTCTTCTCTTTTTTGTCTTTTCTTATTCTCATAGTTTTTTCTTTCTTGCTCATTTGCATTCTTTCTAAAACTTAAAAAAGAAGCCAATGTACCTTTAATCGATTCAAGAGGTTCTTGAAGTGATGTTAAATTTACACTTTGAATTTGCGGAGGTGGTGTTGCTACTGGTAGAAAAGGAGAAGATATTGGTTGGATTGTTGGTTTTAAAAACTTAGTTGTTGCAATTTTATCTGCGGTTATCTTTTGTTTTTGTGGTTTAAATCTACCCTTCTTTCCCCTAATTCTTTTTCTTTCATTTGAAAGTAAAGCAAGTTCCTCTGGCGGCAATCTGTTTTTACCAGATACTATTGCTTCTCCCAATAAAGTGAAATAAGTATCATAATCAAGATCAAAAACAAACTCAAGACGCAGTAGCCTTAGAATTCTTTCATCTACTTTTTCGGATACTGAGTTCATTTTATCGCTGTTGCTGTTGTCGTTTTAACTCTTCTTCTTCTAGATGATTCCTAAGAAGACCAACATAAATGTCTCTTTCCCAAGGTATCATATTTTCAATCTCTGTTAATGAATATTTATGATACTGCATCAGCGAAAAATTTAACCTGAAGTAATTCTCCAGGTCCATATGAGACATTCCTATGCGAAAAAACTTGATAATCCCTCCAAAACAACTTCGCTTTCAATTTCAGTTTTTGGATTTTTAATTGTAATTTTATGTGATAGTTTTGGCATAGTCTCAAAAAATCTTTCAATTTCTTTAAACTGAAAGGAATTCATTTGATCTAGAAATTCAATTAATTCCTTTTTAGTTACATCAGATGCAACCCAAACCTCATCTTCAGTAAAAATTTTATCAATACAAGAAGAAATAAGTTCAAATGATTGATCCATTGTATTGTTTGAACTAAAATCAAAATTACTCTTGATGAATTGCTCTAAAGATGGATATTTCATTTGCATGACAATTTGATCATCAAGTTTAATTTTGTTATCATGTTCATCATTTTTTTGAACATGAATGTCATCAATATTTATTTTTACGGGAACCGTAGTCTCACCATCATCTGGACATATGACATTTACTTCAATCTCTTCTCCTACAGATTTGCCCCGAATATTAAGAAACAAATATTCTATATCAAAAGTAGGAAGAGTTTCTACTTTGATTCCTTTGGTTTCAATGCAGTTTTTAATAACGGTTTTTATTGCAGTAGTAATCTGTTTCGCATCTTCAGATTCTAGAGCAAGAACTAAAAGTTTTTCCTCTCTTACCAGAAAAGGTCTATATTTAATTGACTGTCCTGTGGATGGCAACTCAACTTCTTAAGTTGGTGTAGAAATCTTAGGTAAAGTCATAATGTCCTATAAAAACTTCAGTATGATTATTTATTATGTTAAAATAAAGCTCCAGATCCAGCACTCTTATTGTAAAGAGGTTCATTTATTAGACTTTGTGCAGTTTTATCATAGAGACCAGAAGAATCAATCTCAAACTGAGAATCTGTAGGTATACCAGGAATAACAATCGGTGAGGGCTCGGATGTACTACTAGTAGATCCAGAAATACTCTTTAGTACGTAACGATTATAAGTAAATGAAACAGTACATCTTAATAACTCAGAATTATTATATGAAACTTGCATAGAATTTATACCAATAGGATATGCTCTCACAAAAATATATTCCAAATAGTTACCAAAAAAATCTCTCTCAAACTTCTGAAGAAACATTTCTGTTCTATATCCAATTCGTTCTTCATCTGGATATCTAACTCTATAGTGATAGTTGCGATCAGGGGCTTCGCTAGTTTCCCCCATGGAATATCTAATCCAAGACTCAAAAAAACGTATTACATTATAACCACCATTTGCAGTTCCATGATCAACATAAAATGTAAAATCAGACCTATCATCATATGACCTACGATATCCTAATCTTTCAGTGACACCAGTAAAATCATCATTAATTTCATTGGTTACAATAGAAGATCCAGGTAAAGACGCATCACTACAGAGTAAACTAATAGTTTCTCCCCCACCCAAATAATATTTTTGTATTTCTGGAACACGAGGAGGATTAAACCAACACTGAAAATGAGATGTTAATGCGGGTCTAAGTAACTTTTGTTTTATTTCAAAATTTTGAACTTTTCTTGGTGCTGGTGCTGAAGGTCTAGAACTAGAAGTTCCATTACCAGAACTCAAACCAGTGCCTGAAGTTTTATTATCAGAAGGTAATGGAACACCTGGAACAAGATTTATTCCTTGTTGGGCTAGTCTAAATCCAAGTAGTGGATCTGCCATCTATAAATACTTTTACTTATATATTATGTATGATGGAAAATCTCATAAAGGTTGGAAAAATGCCTCGTGACGCCAAATACCATCAAGGATATTTTCATCCAAGAAATCCAGAAAAATATATTGGAAATCCACAGAATATAGTGTATAGAAGTAGTTGGGAATTAAAATTTATGCAATGGTGTGACCGTTCTTCTAATATACTAAAATATGGATCAGAAGAATTTTGTATTCCTTATTATAATCCAGTAAAACAAAGAGTATGTAGATATTTTCCTGACTTTATTATTGAAGTTCTTGAAGGTAATGGTAAAGTTCAAAAATATGTAATAGAAATAAAACCAAAGAAACAAACTGTTCCACCTATTCAAGGAAAAAAGAAAACAAAAACATACATTAACGAAGTGAATACTTATGCGATTAATCAATCAAAATGGAAATCGATTCAAGAGTGGTGTGAGGATCGTTTAATTAAGTTCCGCATAATCACCGAATCGGAGTTAGGTATCAAGTAATGCCAGAAGGTTTTGGACAATACGTAGAAAAAGGTACAGGAACATCAAGAACCAAAGAACTTCTAAAAAGAGTTGAGAAATTGGGTAGTGGAGATCCCGAGGACATAATGCTGTTGATTATGGAAATTTTTAAGGAAGAAGTTTTATATCCAGAACCAGGAAAATTTTATACATTCATTTACAACCCCAAAACTCCAAACATTGAATATGACCAACACCCATTAATTGCTTGCACTGAAT